GGGCGTCAAGGGTGGACTTGGTGATGTCCAGCCGGGCCTGCTTGATGGCTTCGGCGTTGGCCAACTCCTCCTCCCTTTCCTTGGCTCTGCGTTCTGCGTCTTTTGCGGCGGCTTCGTCTTTCAGCTTTTGCTCCTCAGCCAACCTTTCCTCCAGCGCCAAACGTGCCTCCTCTTCAGCCGCCAGACGCTCCTCCTCTTGTGCGATGAGTTCTTGGTTGAGGGCGAAGAGTTTGTTTTGCAGCTCCGTCTGGATAGTCGCGCTCGCCTGCCGTGCTGCTGCCGCTTCGATTTCGGCTTGTGCCAAAGCCTCCAACCGCTCTTGCGACTCCCCTTGTAGGGCTATCTCTTGGCGGATGAGGTCGGCCTGCTGTTGCGAGAGGGCTACGTTTTGATCTGCGAACCGCTGGTTAATTTCTGCGGCTCTTGTGGCCGCCTCGATTCTTTCTTCTACCGAGAGGCGCTGGTCGTCGCTTTGTCTCTTGAGTTCTTCTACTTCTGCTGCTGCTTCAGCCGTAGCTACATTCAACTCCCGCTGCGCATCACGGAGGGCTTGTTGTTGCTTGGTGAGAGCAGTGCTTTGTGTCACGGCACCCTTGGCTTCCTCGACGTATCCTTTGATGGCTTCCGCCGCCTCCTTCCAAGGCTCGGACAATGCTTCTTTGTTCTCCTCCTGCTTGACTACCAAGTCCGCGAGCTGTTCGTCAATTTCTCGGACGGTCTGTTTTAGTTCGCTCGCGTCGAGTCCGACAAACTCTTTGGATGCGATAGCCGCCTCGTAGAAGCCACGCTTCAAGTTGAGCAGCCCTCGATATACCGGGTTGATGGCCGTATCTAAGAGAGTGCCGAAATAATCCTTTAGAGCGATGAGGTTATCTCGTAGGGTTTGGACGGCCTGTTGTGGTTCCGTAAAAGCCGAGATAAGCAAATCACCGAGAGGTGTCAGGGCTTCCACCAACACGTTGAAGACGACGCCCAACCCGTTGAAGACGACTTCGAGAGCCTCGGCAATCTTCTTGTTTTCGGTCATCTTCTGGGTGAGCTTCACCACGACACCCACGAGCAGTCCAATTCCCGTGGCTTTGATGGCCGTACCCAACGCCTTGAAGCCTTGTGCCCCCAGCGTGCCTGCCTTCTTCAGTCCCGTTCCTGCGCTCTTCGCATTTTTGCCTATCTCCTCGGTGGCCTTGGCTGCATCGTCGGCAGCGTCGGCTACCTTCTCCATGTCCTTGGCAAGGCGCGTCGTTACCTTCTCAACGTCGCCTGTTTCTGCGTTGAAGGTGAATACTACTTCTTGATTGGTTAGAGCCATGACAAGACGTTATAGATGACCAACACACACGCCGCGCAGAAGCAGGCCAAATAGACCCCCGTCAGGAGGTAGTCGAGAGGTGTAAGCCACCACGGAAGGGGAGCCTTCACCTTGTAGGCTTGCAAGAGGTCTATTCCTCTCATGATGTGCTTGGGGTCTTTCATTGGGGCTGTGTTGTTTGGTTGAGAGGTCGGCATCGGTTGCCCGTGATTCTGTTTAGCTCGTACCGGTACCCGTATTTGATACAGCACTCCTTGGAGCCATAATCCGGCGAAGCTGGGGTAGAGTTGTTAAAGAGGATGATGTTAGAAAGAGGCAGGTAGGACGTCGGTATGTCGGCGCAGTCGGTCTCCGAAATTTGAATCTTGCGGGCTTTAATCTTGGCGCTTCCGTCGCCGTTCAGGTCGGTAGTCATTGAGAGGATACGCCACCACGCCCCGTTGATATATACCTTCTTATTCCACTTCCACGTAATCACCTCGATGAGAGGGAGCTGGATAGTGCATTCGAGAAGCCGCGACTCCTCCGAATAGAGCTCCCGGATATATCCCTTCCAATATTTGTAGTAGAGGGTGTTGAGGGGGTTGCACTCCTGCGGGATAAAGCTCGCCTCCATCCCAAAGTTGAGGTCGTTGTCGGTGAGGGTGGGGTAGTCCGCCGAGTACGGAGAGAACAAAGGAAAGTAAATGGAAGGCCCAACGGTGGTTCCTGCGTCGTCTCTGATATAGAACTCCCCAAATGTAGTCACCACCCCTCCCCAATACGCGAGCATGGCGAGAGGCTTTTGTACTGCGCTGCCGTCGGACTGAAGGCTCCGGTGGATAGGAAACCCTGACCCCGGGATAAGGGAGATAACGTAGTTTCCGAGCTGGGTCTGGATGGACTTCTCACCCGTGGCGAAGTCATTGTCGGGATCAAGGACGCGGTACGCGCCATATACCCTGTCGAGGCTTTTCTGTACGGCGTCGCTAATAAAGTCCAACCCCTGCCGATACGTCCAGTCGTAGCGTCGGGCCTGTATGTCGGTGGTGGGGTACATGGAGATAGTCTTGTTGCGGTGTACCCTCTCGTCCCAATTGAGCTCGTCGCCCGTGTCGAAGTAGTCGTCAAAGGGCTCGATGATGAGTTGCCCCTTCAAACCCGACGGGATAAACACGAGGTTGAACATCTTTTGAAGCGAAAGCAGGAGGTCGATTTGTTTGAGCTCCGGCATATTCTGCGCGAGGTTTACGTCCTGACCTGAGAGGGGTGGCCCCACATTGCGAAAAATGAGGGACGTAGTGAACGGGTCACCCACAGTGGGTGTACCTGTGCCGCCTCCATAAATCTTGGCCGTGATGCCGTTGGTCTGCTTATAGATTTGAATCTCGTCACCCGCTTCGAAGAGGAAGCCTTGTCCGTTGACGTACTTGTTGTCGAGGGCTCCCCCAGCCGCAGCCGCGGCAAGAAGGGTGCTATCCCATACAAGCTCACCAGAGTTTTGGTAAGCGGGGAAGCCTGCATACGTCGCAGACGTTTGTGTGGTGTCTACGAGCGTGCCGATAGAGCTCCCGTTCTTGTAGAGATAGACCTTTACAAAATGGGCGGGGTCGCTCTTCTCCCACTTACACGAAAACACCATATCGTAGTATCCCGTATAGGGGACAGTGTATTTGGCTCCGCCTGTGTTCGTCCAGTTGCTGCCTACGTCGTAAGCTCCGGCGATGGTGTCCACCAATGCCAAGGCGTTGAGAGGTGTGGTGCTTGATACGTCACCATTAAGGCCCACCCCGGCTGTCTGGTCTGTTTCGTCTTCGGGGTTGATACTTGCGTTGCCGTTGTACGCGGGGAGGTAGATGTTTCCGAAGTCGGTAGAATCGAAAAAGTCAGAGACGTATGTAAGCCCCGCGTCGGAGAAGATTTGATCTACCAAACTCCTTGCCCGAATGAATGGCGTAAGCTCCCCCTGCCATATCCCGTCGGTACTTGTCCACGGGGGGTTGTCGGGAAGGCTCCAGTTGAAGCCCTTGTCGATAAGGCCGTATCTCACGTCACCCGAAAAGAGCGCCCCAATCCACGACTGTTGGATGTTGTTTAGGTTGAGCTCGTGGTCGTACGCGGAGAGGTCGAGGTCGGAGAGCTGCTTGTCGCCTACGGCTTTAGCGATGTCGAGTGAGTCGGCAAAGAATACTACTTCGATGTCTTCGCGGTCGCCCGTCTTCTTCATCCCCTTGACCTGCATATAACCCTCGATGATGGGGGACTCTTTGTCCAAGATAGCAGCCGGAAAACGCTTCTTGAAAAGCGTCGTTCTCAACTCCCCGTTCTGCGTTCCTTCCGGGATATATCCAGCCTGAAAGATGTCCCCAAAACGAAAGCGGTTGGCTGCCGTGTTGGGTAGGGTGAAGGTCTGCGAGTACGAACCCGCCGGGCTTTGGATATTCTCGATGTCGGAGAACTGGAGCGTGAAGTTGAGGGGCTCGTTGATATAACCCTCCAAGCGGACATAGGTGCCCGAGGTAAGTCGTGCGCCGAGGGTCAGCATTTCAGGTTGGTCAGGAGTTCAACTTCGCAAGAGATAGGCAAGAGCTTCGAGGCGCTCTGCTCGTGGGCGTAGTTCGTCGTCTTCATACGGCAGGGATACCACTTGCCGTCATACCGCACCATGAGGTAGGTGGCTGTCATGGCGGACTTGAAGAGCTCACGCTCGGCGTCAGAGAAGAAGTCCTCCGACAAAGATAAAGAACGCTTGCCCGTAGACGGGCGGGGCACCCTCTCCGGTTCGTAGCTGTACGATTCAGCAGCGAAAGTCAAAGCCAACCCCGAGAAGCGGCTTTCAAGGTCGAGGTTGGTGGTGTACGTGTCGCGGCCTCCTACCTCGTAGTTGTCTTTCACCCTTCCGTCAAAACGAAGGATTTCAGCTCCGCCCCGCGATCCAATCCAATACAACTGCGCGGGCTTGTGCTTGATGGGGCGGCAGTCGCGATATACCCTGATGGGCTTGCAGTTGTCAGTCGCTCCGTCGGTGGGTGTGATTTGGATGTAGTCCCACGGCTGGGTGGTGAGGTCGTAGGTAATCAGCCACCCTGCGTTGTCGTTGATGTTAGCCGGGCCGATAGGTATATGCTGCGCGGCATTCGTCCAACCTGTGGGTACGGTGCTCAAAGACAAGTTGAGGATGTTTTGTGAGGTGCCGTTGTAGAAGACGGAATAGTTCACCGTGTCCCAGTCGCAGTTGGCGGTATCCTTGCCCGTGTCGTAGGCGTAGGAGTAGTTCTCCATCTGGAGGAGGGTAGCTGCCCCTTCGTCCTCGGGCGCCATATCGACACGTATATACGTCGTGTCTTCCCTGTCCGTCATCCATCCTTTTTTTAAGGAGCTGTCGGGGAAGTAGTCGGAGAAGTCCTGCGACCAGTCCCAGCCTTGATTGGTGGCGTAATAGATGGGGATGTAGTTGTGGCTTCCTTGCAGGGCGCTTTTGACGCCTCCCGTGACGGAGTAGAATTGAAACTGTACCCCGTAGGTATTCTGATAAAAGACGGAGATGGCGTCAACGCTCGGCACGGGTTTGGTTCCTGCCGTAAAAACCAGATACGGCGCAAAGTACCCCTGATCTGAAGCCGTCCACGTCTCCATGTTGAGCGTGGCGTCGTTAGAAGAGGGGATGGTTGAAGCGACGTAAGCCGTGGCAAGTGGCGACCCGACAGCAGTTCCCGCCATATTGACGACGTACATCTCTACGAGCCACGTGTCGATAGTTGCTGCTGTATCCCTCCATCGCAGCTGGGCACGCTGACGCCAAGGGAAAGGGGCTTCTGTTGGAGGAGAGAGTAATTGAAAGGCCATTACTTGGGCTTGATAGTGATGTTTCCTGACTTAAACTCCAGCGAGCGGAGCAGGTCTTGAGCGAGGGCTTGGCCGAGTTCTTCTCGGTATTGTGGCACGATGGATTCGAGGGCGACGGTGTAGTACCGCAGCCCTTCAATACCTTTCCTCTTGAT